TGATATGCGAACAAAAATATTCACAACATTAAATCTTGATAAATCTTTGTGGATACAACTTGATAAACCACAGGTGAATGATACAGGATTACAAATATTTAATAAGAAGATAATCGTTAATGCAATCCCGAAAAAAGGGATTAAGATAATGGAAGAGAATGAAAACATAGTTCGTGATGCAGTAACAGAATTCTATATTGATGTAACCCCGGCAGTTGCAGCCAAAGTTAAAAATGCAGGGAGCGTTGCAGAGATAACAACCTTTCTTGATAAGTTAAAAATGGGTGATAAGTTCTCGAAAGCAATGATGAAGGAATTAGAAACGGTTTGGGCAAATGGTGCAAAGTCAGTCTATGGAAATAAGCTATACGATTTGTCAATTAAGAAGTCGGCAGAGTTTATAAAATCCAGGGGCTTACTATTAAAAGACTCTCCAAAAGTAGTAACCGATTCAGTAATAAATATGATAGAGTCTAAGGGTGATATTACAGTCAAAGAATTAGCAGCTGACATAATGAACAAATGGGATGAGGCAACCCAGGGAAGATCTAACGTCATTGCACAGACAGAGACAACCGAGGCTTTGGCGAACGGTGCAGAAGAGGCAATGGTTGAACTAGAAATCCCTTATAAACGATGGGTTAATATGGGTGATGATTTAGTTCGTGACGAACATCTTGATTCCGCAACTGGAGTATTTGCAAAGGTTGGGAAATCATTCAAGAATGGAATGGATCGGCCTGGCGGATTTGGGTGTAGATGTTGGCTAGAGGGTGCAACAGAAAAAGAGGCAAAGGGGTAGAAAATGGAAGATGAAAAATTAGAAGAAATAAAAACAGGGTCTGACATATCTATGCCAGAACAGAGTGATTGGAAATGTGAATTATTCGGTAGTAAAAATGGAAATGGAATGGTTTATACACCTGCAAAGGGAGCAGAACCAAATAGATATATTAGGTTTATGATGAAAATAATGTTAGGTTGTACATGGGTGAAGGGGTAAAAGATGGCCAAAGCAATTGATTATGATAAACATGAAGTTGAAGTTGATCACAGCAAATGTAAATATTTTTATATAGGTAAATTGAAAAAACAAAAAAAATCATGGGACTCTTTAAGAAACAAAGGTTTATTTATAGAGTATGAGGTTCCAGTTTTTAAATGTGGGTTGAATGCTTCTTCAGTTATCCTTGACGATAATCAGCCAATATGTAAAGATTTTGAAGGGGTTAAATAATGGATTTAATTAAATGCAAGATTGAAAACGAAAATGTTGTAATGGATAAACTTACATTGAATAAATGGTTTATAGAAAACTCCGCTCCTGATGGAACCGTACAGAAATCTATTGTAATTTATGATACTGTGAACAATATTAAGGGCGGTGAGTTCGTAATGAGTAATGGAGATTTGAACAGATTAGGAATGTCAGTCGATCCTTCAGGATGGATACTTGATAATTATAAATCAAATCCTGTTCTATTATGGAACCATGACGACTCAATACCCGCTATCGGAATTATGAATAATGTCAGGGTAGACGGAAAGTCACTTGTGGGAAAACCACAATTCGCAGATAAAGAAATAGATCAGTTTGCATGGTCGATTGGTCAGAAAGTTGAAGCAGGGATTTTGACTTCCGGTTCAGTTGGTTTTATGACTTTACGAATTGATGTAGAAGAGAAAGAAGATAAACTACCGAAAGTAATTAGCCGTGAGCATGAACTATATGAATTTAGCATTGTGAATTTACCGGCTTTAGTAAGTGCGGTTAAACATAATCTGCCCGATACCAGGGAAGATGATTATATGGAAAAACTCTTTATTGATAAAGAGAAAGAAGAGATACCCGAAACCACGGGAACAAGTCTTTTCACAAAAAAAGAAAGTACTCTAAGTATTTTCAATAAAAATGAGGAGCTATAAAATGCCAGTATTAGAAAACAAGACAGAGAAAGAAATTGAATTGATTGAGAAAATCACCATTAAAGATGATGCAGAACTCAACATCGAAATAAACAAAGTCGCCGGAATTGTAAATCAGATAAACGCCGAGGCAGTGAAACGGGGTGATCTTGAATTGATGGCAACTGAAAATGCAGAATTGAAAAGTGCTCTTGAAGTTAATCAGGCAGATATTGCAGCACTGAAAGCATTGAAGAATGTTAGATTTGAAAACAAAAGTAATGAAGAGAAGATGTACAATATAGGTAAGTACATGTTCGCAATGAGGAAGAACAATTTCAAAGCTATTGCAGAAATGGGTGGAAGCCCTAATGCGAAAAACTCAGAGGATTGGAAAGCAAATAAAGATTGGCAAATAAATGCAGTTACAGGAACCGCCCTTCGTGGTGATTCTGGAACAGGTGCATATTTGATTCCGCCTGAGTACGCAAGTGAGATTTTAAGAATACCTGAAGATCCATCCGCACTTATGGGACAGGTTAGGAATATTCCTATGTCAGTAAGAAAGATTACCTTTCCTGCTAAACTTGTCGGGGCTGATTGGACTTGGGTAACAAATGAAGTTACAGCAAAGACAGAAGCGAACCCCACACTTGCACAGATCGACCTTGAATGTGAAACGGCAGCAACTTGGATTGCTTTCACAGATGAACTTGATGAAGATAGTTTAGCTCCATTGGGTGAATACTTCACAAGTCTTTTAAGAGAATCATGGCAGACAGAATTTGACAAACAGTGCCTTAATTCTGACACAGCTCCTTTCGTTGGTGTATTGCAAAATACAAGTGCTAACATTTTGAGCATGGGAGCAGGAAATGCAGGGTTTGATTCAGTTACAATGGATGATATAAAAAACCTTGCTTCAAAACTTACAACCAAAGCAAAAAGAAACGGTGCAAAATATATTATGCACATGACAGTACTCGATATGATTAAAAAGCTGAAAGATGATAATGGAAATTATATCTATCGAGAGTCAAACGTTGCCGAACCTGCAACACTAAACGGTTACGGAATAATCGTATCTGATGCAATGCCGGACGCTAGTGACTCAGCAGCAAGTACAGCCTTTATTGCTTTTGGAAATCCTAAACATATTATGCATGGTGAAAGAGTTGGATTAGAATTTAAAATCTTTGACCAGACCCTGGATGCAGTTGTATATGACAGATCATTCTTAAGAGCAAGAACCCGTCAGGCTTTTGTAACTGGTATTCCAGCAGCATTCGCAGTTTTGAAAACATCAGCATAGTTTTAAAAGCCCCTTCGTATGAGGGGGCTATCACATACGGTCTTTAAATACGTATTGACCAAACGGAGAATATTATGAGTATAAATGCATATGTAGAAGGTTATCTTCCATTTGATTACCACACTGAGACAGCTGCAACCGCTATTGATGAAGAAGTTCCTGGACAGAATGGTAAACGTCTTGCACTTGTAGGGATTGATTATCTTTGTGGTGCTACTGCTCAAAATGTCGCAATCATGCACTGTGGAAGTTTAGCAGGGTCAAGAAACTCAGCAAGTGCCGCCGCTGCAATAGGTCAGAAAGTATTAAATGTAAATACAGCTCCGACAAGTCCGGCAGGTGATCCCGTCGCCGGTAGTGATATTATCGCTTATCAAGTTACGGGTGGAGCATGGGAATTTAATACAGTCGCTTCTTTGTCTACCAAAGCCATAACATTGACAAACAATATTGCAACAGCCGTATTGGATGATGCAGCAGTTAGGGTATTTGGTGTTCTTGCGGATGCTTCATACTTTGCAATTGGATTAACGGCAAGTGTAGTAACTCATTTTGATGATACAATTTTAATGCAGGCACCGTATAAAGGTGATCCGCTTTATGTGTCAAATGCAAATGGAACGCATGCAAGTTTTCAGAATAATTTATTGTTTGCGTATATCAATAAATAAAGTTAATCCCCCTCTTCGGAGGGGAGTTCTTAAGGAGTAAGAATTATGGCAACAAAAAAAGGCACACCGAAAAGTGACGGAAGCGGAAAGGGAACAAGAGCAAACCAGGGAAGGGGTGGTTGCAAGACTACCAAAAAATCCGGACAGGGTAAAAAGAAATAAGGAGTTATTATGAGTGGTCAGCAATCAAGAGTTGAATTCATTAAGAAAATAATTGATGACTTTACACCTGAAGAGAAAAAAGAATTCTCAAGAATTATACTAAAAGATATGAAGCCTGAGGTGGTAAAAGTTCCGAAGATTAAAAATAAAATTGAGTTACAGAGAGGTTAAAAGGAGTATAAAAAATGAAATGGTTTATATTACATATATTACCTAGGATACACTGGACAACATATAGCGAAGGGGATAAAAAATATTTTCATATTTGGAGACAATGGTTCAATAAATGTTGGGGTCAAATAAAGGTAGAGGTTAAATAATCATGGCTATACATGTTTACGATTTAACAACTATAGCAGCGGTCAAAGTTCTGACAGGAGCGAACGCCGCCGATGATGCAATAACTCAAACTCTAATTACCAAGGCTTCCTTTTGGGCAAATAAATATACTTCAAGGATATTAGCACAGCAGACATTTACAGAATATTATGATGGAGACGGGAGCGATACTTTATTTTTAAAAAATTATCCTATTAGTTCAATTGCAACAGTACACCAGGATTCTGATAGAACATTCGACTCCGACGCTCTTATAGATTCAGATGATTATTTTACTTATGCAGATAACAGAAAACTAATAGGAGATGGTGCAATCTGGGAGAAGGGAATACAAACTATTCAAGTCGTTTATGTTGCCGGTTATGAAATCGGTTCCATACCTGAAGATTTAGTTAATGCAATAACTATGTTGGTTGACTTCTGGTTTAGGGAATACGATGCCCATAGATTTGGGGTAACTTCAACCGGATCCGAAACAAGCCGGATTACTTATGAAAAAAACATACCCGTTGAGATAAAAGAAATGTTGAATCCGTATAAAAAGAAGTGGGTATTTTAAATGCAAAATATGGAACAGTTCAAAAGAAATATAGAAAATTGGTCAAGAGCTTTTCCAACAGTTGTAATGGACGTTTATAAAAAGTCATCTAAAAGTCTTGTATCAGATGTTAGGACA